CTCACCTGTCTTCCTCGCACGCGCGTATCTACTTTATCAGTTGAAGATGTAATTGTAAAAGGTCCTGTAATTAAAGGTGGTGTTGTAGAAGGTGTTGATTCACTATTTGCTGGATAATCTCTAAAGAATAAAGTTATTTTTGCATTACCTTCTAAGCTCTTGAAGTCTGGAATAAATCTTTTAACACGCATTATTAATTGACCATCTCCAGCTAAACCTTGTTCAGATAAATCATAATCTCCTGATTTAACATAAGCTGCAATAGCTGTTGCATTACCATTTGCATCTACTTCATTAACACCCGTTTCTTGTGCCCAGTATTTAGATGAACCAACTAAATTACTTACACCGTTAATAGTTGGAAATGTTGGTGTGCCATTTGTTATATATTGTGTTGCATATGGTAAATCAAAAGTAACAGAATCTTGATATGTTGTTCTAGTTAAAGATCCTACAGCCCATGTATTTTCAACAAAGTTATAAACTACATTTCTATCTAATTGAGTTGAACCTGCTTTTGCATAAAACCAACCAACTTCATTATATAAACTATTATGATACGCATAAGTTATTTGACTTGCATCATAGTTAATTCCTAAATTATCTCCAACACTTGTAAATACAAAGTCTTCAACTAATGATGGTAATTGTTTAACCGTTCCATCAAATGCAAAGAATCCTCCACCAAATCCCATCCAAAATACAGCGCCTTGAGCAAATATCATTGCATGTTGTCCAATACATCCACAATTTGTTCCAACTTGTCTTACAGAGAATGTAAATGGAGGACCAACGAATTGAATAGTGTATGCTGCTTGATCAGTAAGAACGAAGATATAATCTTTACCTTGTATAGCTCCTATAATCTCGTTACCCGTATCTAGTCTAAAAGTTCCTGCAGTGTTTGTAACCGTTGGATTCCAAGTATTAATATCTTCTTGATTTGAAAATCTTATAAACATTGGATCTTGTGTTGTGGGATCTCCAATTGTAGTTTCTGTTCCCATTAAGAATAAATGTCTATCTCTATCTGATACAACACTCATAATAGAAGCTGTTGGAGCACCAGATACAACTGTAGCTCTTACACTTAATCTTCCAGGCGCAGATGGATCCCAAGTATAAGTTGCCCCGTTCTTAACTGTTGCAACTAATAACTGTCCATAATTATCTAGTGACCAAGAACCTGGTGCAAGTGTAACACCAGCTGTATTTGATTCTTCTCCCCAATCAACCCAACTTGTTGCATTAGTTACAGTAACACCTGTTAGATGAGATGCTGCTGTTGATCCGTTTGCACCTCTAGTGCAACCTAAAAATTGAGTTGCATTTTTACTTGTGTAAGTAATTAATTCTGTGCCAATATCTATTCGACCAGATGATGGGAATGCCGAAGTTGAAGCAACTGTAATAGTTGTAACTATATTATCAATGCCACCATTTAATGTAGTTGTAACTGATGTTGGAATTGTGCCACCCCAGTATCCTGTTCCAAATCCAAATGCAGGAGTTTGAAATGTTGGTCCTATAAAAATATATGGAGTTGTAGTTAAAGTTCCACCTGTTGTTACACCTGTGCCTGTTTCGTTTGATGGCATTGTAACTGTAAAAGTTGAAGATGTTGGAACTGATTTAACTTCAAAAGTATTAGTTGTAAAATCTGCTGATGTATAACTTGTTGTAGGTAATCCTGGAGTTGTCACACTTGTGAAAATAATATAATCACCAACTTCTAATCCATGAGCTATTTTGTTAATAGTTACTGTTGCGGATCCTGTTGTTGAAGTATAAGTGCAAGAAGTTAATGGTGTTCCAAGTGGAGTAATATCAAAAAATTCCTGTTCATAGTAAATAACTAATAATTTAGAAGTACCTATTGCTGCATATTTTTTACCATCTAATGCAGTCCAAGTATGCTGGTCTCTTGCAGGTCCTGCCAAGGTGCTAGAAACGAGTTGCTGGAAGCCACCTATTTTTTGTGGTTCACCATATCTAAATCTAATATTGTCACCATCAATCCATTGCCCTTCGGCTCCGGTTGCAGTTTGTTGCTTATTGAATCCAGGTTTAAATTGTATCTTTTGTAGTGGCATAACCTCTTATTATACTTATAAATACAGTAAATACCAGAGGAGCTTGAGGTAGAATTGGTGGTAAGCTCCTCTAGTAAGAGGATTCTATATCACTTTTTGAACCAAGCTGGAAGTCCTAAATGAGGTCTACGATCGTATATATTTTCTTTAGATCCTTTAGTTTCAACATTATTGTAATGTAAAAACACTTGACCACAATCATCAAAAGTTAATTTATCTCTCCAATGTTCTAATTCATTTCCACGGTATACTAACATATCACCAGGTTCTAACATTACTTTAACACCTTTTGATTTTGATGCTTTGTAATTACCTGTCTTTTCATCAACACCACCTAATGATGCATCTGGTTCTAAATATATTGGCCAACAACCACCACCTAAGTGCATAGTTGTAGAAATTTCGCATGAAAATCTATCTTTGTGTTTATGTAATACATCTCCTTTTTTATAAATCCTAGCATAAGAATAATTTGGGTTTAATTTAAGAGATGTATGTTTTTCCATTACTGGAAGTAATTTGACAAGTAATGTTTCCATTACAATGTCAGAATAATGTGAATATGTTTCTGGAACTTGTTGATCGTTCCATACACCAAAGTATTCAGTAAATTGTGAAATATATTTATTATCAAACATAGTTCTTGCAACTTTTTTCTTCATCATGAAGTAATCATAACAAAACTTTGCAAGATCTTCTGATATTGCTTCTTTAATAACTACATACTTATTTTTTTTAAAACTCATTTTTTCTCCTTTACTGTATTTCTAACAGTATCTGTTATCATTTTTCTTACAGCTTGTAAATTGAAATGGATAAATCTAAATGGTTCTACCCCATCATCAACCACATATTGATGTTCCATATAAGCCGGGAAAAATATCATAGTACCTGGTTTTGGCTTGTAATGAATTTGATGTGTTCCAAGTGTAATTTCAGTTTCATTTTTTAATGGTAATTGTGTCATTAATTTTGCTGGTCTAGGATCGTGAAATACTGGCACTGAAGTTTTATCTGAACATTTTAAAAAATAAAAACCAGAAATATGATTATCATAATGTATATGCCCTTCATGATGCCCTCCTCCTTTATCTCCAAATTCTTGTACCCAAAATTCAGTCCAAAATAATTCATAATTTTTTAAATCATAACCCATGTGGTCTAAAATATTCCAAGATGTTGAACCAATATATTCTTGTAATTCTTTTAAAGCAGGATCACCAACTAATGATGTAGAATGATAACTCATTCCATGGTCTCCTATCTTTTTACTTAATTTTTTTTCTTTTTCTTTAATAAATTTAGCATTATTTTTTCTTGCATCTTTTATATATTTATCACAAATTTTATTTGTATCATTTACCCATTCAGGTATTTCTATAGAATAGACGGGTGAACTAAAATAAATTGAAGAAGTTAACTGATCTGTTTTTGTCATTAGTTTATCTTTAATTGTTTATTATTCATTTCTATCTTTCCTTTTATAAAAGTATCAAATGAAATACAATATCTTTCTTCATTAGAATTATTTTTTTCTGTGTCATGTTCTAAAGAAGATGGAAATAAAATAATCATATTTTCTTTTAAATTTAAATTCCATTTATATGAATTAAACAATCCCCATTCTAAATAATTTAATCTTATTAATGGTGACATTTCATTAATAGTAGAATCTTTTTTATAAAAAGTTATATCTCCTGAATTTTCAGGTATTTTAAAATATACAACACCTGATATTAAACTATTTTCGTGAAAATGTTTATGTGATTTATCATTTTTAATATGTTTCATTGCCCAAGAATAAGTTATATAAAATTGTATATTTTTAGATATTTTATAAACTTCATTTGTATAAAAATTTAAATGTTCTTTAATTTGATTATTAATATTATTTAATATTTTATTATTTAATATTTTATTATTTTTTGATACGTATCCGTTATTTAATTCTACTCTTTTGTAATCTAAATTTAATACATATTCTTTTTCTTTTTTAGAAATATTTAAATTACTTACATATAAAGGAATCGAAAATAGTGGTGTTATTCCTCTTTCTATATTATTCATTTTATCTAAATGGATATCCAAGGTTCCAAATCACCAATGAATATCTTGTTCCTTTCGTTACTGGTTTAACTCTATGCCAAACGTGTGATGGAAAAACTACAATAGATCCACGTGCTGCTATTTCTGCACATTTTCTAATTGTTGGTTTATCCGGATCCATATTTCTAAAATCAAATTCTAATTCTCCACCTTCATAATCTTTTGGATCAGATAAAGAACATGTAACAGATAATTTTCTAATTTTACCAAATGAATCTTTATTATCTTGATTTGCATAAGGAGCGTCCCAAGAATCACAATGCCAATCATAAAATTGATTTAATTTATATTTTGTAAATTGACAGCTTTCTGAAAAATCCCAATCAAAATTCCATCCTGCTAATTTATTTGCTTGATGAATAAAAGGTTGAATTTCTTTATATATCCAACGATCATTTAACCAAACTATATTTGAATCTCTTTTCTTTTTTAAATCTATTATATCTTCTTCTTTTAAATCTTTACCTTCTTGAATTTTAGTTGTTTGTCCACCTGTAAGCGCTAATTGTTCTTGTTGTGATGTACCATATTTAATTAATTCATCACAAAATCTAGGTGTGAGTGCACTTTGAAAGTAGTAGTAATAATTCTGTAGATTCATTCTAATGAATATATACTAATTTCTATATTATTTGTAAAGGTCGAATATTGTTTAGTTTAATTGCCTGTAGCAATCCAAGATGAAGTATTAGGTGACCAAGCGAATGTATTATTCTGATCATCTTTACCAATCCATCTTAAATTAGGCTCATCCCAAGAAATAAAGTAAGGTATATTATCTCCATAAGTTGTAATTGATGGATATGCAACTGGAGCTTTCCAATCGTCATTAGAGTCTAGTGACCAAGATGCGAATGGTTGAGGTGCAATGAATTTATTTTTTGTGGAATCAAATGTGTAACCAATTCCAGCATATTGTTTTCTGAAATTATTGTTATAAGAAGTTTGAACCCATTTCACACCATTTTCTGAAAATGGAGTATATGTTCCAAAATAATTAGCAGCTTCTTCAGATAATTCTCCTCCATGAGTAGCAATATCTTGATTGCAAGCTGTTAATACTCTTATAACTTTATTATTTATATCTAGTTCTGCGTAATGTGCCATATTTTTTAATTCCTATTTGTTATTATAATACAATATTTCATAAAAATAAAGAGTATAAATTATTAGCTAACAGTAAGTGTTCCAGTCACTGTAAAACTAGCTACTTTACAACCTCCAGCTGGTGCTGGTAATGTTGTAACTGTGTTTGTTCCTGGGCTTGCTGAAATAGAAGCTGATCCTGGTGCTCTTACAATAACTATACCAGATCCCCCAGATTTTCCGTAACCTTGAGGAGCTCCTGCAGGTGGATTCCAATTGCTTTGTCCTCCACCACCTCCTCCAGTATTAACTGTACCTGCTGTAGCTTGTATTGATCCATTATTATTTCCACCCGATCCACCTCCTCCAGATCCTCCTGATGATGCTCCACCTGTACCATAATCTCCTCCACCTCCTCCACCTGCGTAAGTTACTGGTGAATTTGTAATTGAATTTGCTGATCCTGATCCTCCTGGTCCTCCGCCTGCGCTAGGTCCTCCACTTGTATTAGATCCTGTTCCACCTGCTCCTCCACCTCCACTACCTGCAAATCCATCTGGTTCAGGAGACGATCCTCCATTATTACCTTGTGATGGACTTACTGGTGGTGTGTTACCTGAGCCACCTGCACCTGCTCTATGACCAGATCCTCCACCCGATCCACCTGGTTTATTAGATGAACCTGGTCCTCCACCTCCACCTCCACCCGTTGAAGTAATTGTTGAAAAAATTGAATCAGTTCCTCTTGCTCCACCTTCACAAGGTACACCTGGAATACCTCCATTTCCTCCTGCTCCTCCTGCTCCAACTGTTATTGGATATGCTCCACCTGTTAATGTTATTTTTGTTCCTCCAGGAAAAGATGTTCTAAAACCACCAGCTCCTCCTCCGCCACCAGCTCTATTACCATTACCATCTTGTCCTCCACCACCTCCAGCTACTACTAAATAATCTACAGGAACTCTTAATGGTCCTATTGTATATGATAAATTTCCTGGTACTGTAAATGTTGCAATATCTTGTCCACCAACTGTTGTAACCGTGTTTGTTCCTGGACTTGCACTAAATAAAATAGTTGAACTTCTTGCTTTAACAATAACTATACCTGATCCACCACTTCCTCCACTTGTATTTGGTGTCGGGGTTGATAATCCAGGATTACTTCCACCTCCTCCTCCGCCTCCAGTGTTAACTGTTCCTGAAGTTCCACAACCTAGTCCACTACCTCCTGGTCCACCTCCTCCT